TAGATAGCATGTTAGCAGTTGCTCTATTAGCATCAGCAGCATAACCAGCTTTCATTGCATCAGCATAGGTATTCCCTTGTCCACCCATCATCTGAGCATAAATGCTTTGTGTGTTGGTTGGAGCATTTAACGATTGTTGCAATGATTGAGAAAGCCTATTGGCATTATCCATGCCTTGATATACGCCACCACCTAACTGGTTTTTCCATTCAGGCATTGCTGCTTGGCTAGTTTGGTTAATGTAATCTTGCGCTCCACCCATCTGCTGATTAATGGTGTTTCCAACATTACCGTAAGTACCTGCTGCTGCATTGTACATTTTTGTAAGTGCATCAGCTTGCCACTGTGGTATTTGTTGACTAAATTGACTTTGATTGCTTGAACTACTTTGTTGACCGCCTCCACCTGCACTAGCCATGATAATCCCCTTATGCGAAAGTGTTGTTGAAGCCGTCTATCCACGCCTGATAAGCAGGAACGCCAGCGGAAAATGGGTTAGTGCCAATAAGCAAACCTGTTTGAGCAGCTCTACGACCATCTCCCCATGCTTCATTTAGTTTAAATGAGTTTTTATATATTTTGCCAGCCATGTTATTCCCCTAAATCTAATTTAACGATTGTTGATATTTTTTGAAAACCCATAGCATTAAGATACTTAAGCCATCCATCTCGAACTGCACAACCTCTTACTTCTGTGCAGTTTAAGTCTTTTGCTATTGCTCTCATTACAAGCACATATTGTTCAAACCAATTATCCATCTCACTACCACCAATAAGATTTATAAATAATGCACGTAATCCTGTGTCAAATACCCTTACCTCTAATGTATGTACAGCAATAACTTGATCTTCCTTGCAAATAAGTAAAGCCATTTCTCTACCAGACAATAAAGATGCCTTAACACCTTCTAATGTTACTTCATCATTTGCAAGCGGTATTACTCTTTCCAAATGTGGAACAATTTTATCCCATAGGACTTCTACTAATGTTGGTGGTAATGCTACTATATTATAATTATTCATTGCGCTACATAAGTCATAGTTGCTACGTTAGATGCAGTTGATGGTCTTGTTGGTGAAGTTCCTGCTGCGTATGCTTGTATAGTAACACCAGCGTGTGTTGTAGACCACCAGATTTCAACATATTGACCAGCAGTTAATCTAACAAAGAAGTTCCAGCCTTTAATGTCATGATAAGGATCACCAGCACTTTTTCTGGCTGGAAGCCCTAATAAACCTGTAGAGCCTGAAACATCTACACCATTGATTTTTAGCCATATACTAACATCTTGTGGAGCAGAATCATTATTTTGAAACTGTGTGCTAAACTGCAAATTATATAATCCACTATATGCAACTGTTATCCTTGATCCACTAACCATACTGACATTGCTGCTATAATCAGTAGTATTGAACGTCATAGCATTAGCTGTGTTAGCTGTTACCGTATGTGAAACTGTATCTTGAAACGCACCATAAGGAGTTGATGACATTGATGATAGCGATGTCCAACCATATGATGTATATACCCATGCACCTTCATAAGTAATGCTTGGTAAAATAGCATTAGCAAAATAGTAAATCTTGCCGACATGGGGCTTGTTTGGAAGTGCAGTCAATATGCTTAAATTACCTAGATCATCAGCCTTGTAATTGACTGATGTTAGTTGTCTAACTAAATACTCTTTAAGTTCTGGTGATGTTGTAAAAGGAGGCTGTTCCATTATCTCACCCCATTAATTACATATTCTATATCTAAACCACTTAAAGTAAATGGTAGCAAACCAGTTGACTTGATACGCCATGACAAGAGCTTTCCAGTGGTTCTAATATCAACCTTTCGCATGGTCTTAGGATTAAATAATACTTCTGGCTTCCAACGTACTGCACCACCTACAAAGTCCTGTGATCCTAATTGTATACTAACTGATTCATTAGATGTTAAGTGTGGATATACACTCTGTGTTGTTGTTACTACTTCTTGCCCTTCTAAGGCAAAACTAAGCCGTTCTAGCAACGTATTTTGAACGGTAGTGTTATCGTCTAGCTCTAGTGAAACTATTGCGCTATTGACGTTATTTGTACTTACAACAGTCTTAGAAAATACCGATGTTTGATCGTACGTCCATACCCTTGATGATGTATCCCAAGTGTCAGATATATTGCTCCACAATAAAGGAACGGCAAGATTCACACCAAATGCTAACCCTGTTGTAGTACTTGGTATATTTCTAATTGAAGTAGTGCCGTCAACATAGTTAAATATGAACGCAATGTTAGGTAATGTATTACCTACTTCTGGCACACAAAACCATATCTCTTTAGTAATTGGATTTGTTAAGGCAAACGAGTTTGCATAATAAGTAGAATCTATATTTGTTGTTAATCGTGTTTTTAATTGTTTATTTAATATAGACCGTATAGAGTTACCATCATTAGATAATATGTCACCATCGGATAAGAAGTAATGAACGCCATTTGCTTCTGCTAAGCAGTTCTTGGCTAATAATCCATGATTTGCAGACAATACCTGCCGTTGCCATACAAATTCACCACCAACATAATTTAGTATATTGATGCCTCGCTCTGAATAAAGTACAAAAGCATCACGCAATGTCTTGCCGTCAATCAATGCACCCATGTCACCACCAATAGATGCCTTTCCAGCTATAGATGCTAAGTCTGTTTCGTCCCATGTATAAGGCAGACCATTAACATCAGCAGGATGACTCCAACGGTACGTTGATGGCAAAATAGTTCCAGCTTCTGAAAGGTTTAAGGCAAACAAGAAGTCTTTATGAGAACGTATAATATCTGCACTGTATCCCATTGCTTGCCAAGTGCTTCCTACTTTAAAGTTAAGCGGTTGAAGTATCTGTGCGGTTTGCTGTGGCGACCAATATTCTGGATAATGCTGTTTGTTATTAAATATTGGTATGCTTCCTAATAAACAACTATGCCAGAATAGTTCACCATTTGCGCTAATGCCTGGATAACCTGTAGCCGATGTAATATTAGTCCATGACGCTCCGTTATATGCCCATGCTGATGATTGCCCTATTAGCACATAAAAACTACCACTAGCACCCAATATTGGCTGAATTACACCTGCTTTAAAGTTGGATGGTGGCGTTGCTAATGTCTTAGACATGTTAAAGCCGACTATTTTATTATTTATCAGTCTAAAGTTTGTGCCGTAGGTAAATATTTCTGGTGGTAAATCACAAGGTTCTAAATCAAAATTAACATTTTGCATACCCAAATTATTAATTTTTAATAATGTCATAGCAATTTACCTTGAGTAGCTAATAATAATTGTTGGCTGGTTTGGTTGGCTGAAGTCATCTCATTTCTAAAAGACTCAACCGCTGCACTGGTGCTTCTTTGTTGCATTGAATTTTCAATCATTAGCATAGGTAACCAACTCATAGCACAACCGTGTTCGTCCATAACTTCACCTGTGTTTGGATTAGTGCCGACTAACTTGGTGTACCATGCACAACGATGTATAGCGCCGTCTTTTATCTCTTCACATTTTGCCCCTAATGGACATGTTAGTATTGTTTTTATTTCCATCAGTTTTTAGAGCAAATAATCATATTAATATATCTTGGTGTCCAGCTAACACCTGTTGTTGTTGAGTTTGAGCCAACCGGAGTGCCAGCAGATACTGACGATATATTTGCATACCCAACTGTTGTTGTTCCAGTTGCTCCTTGTAGGTTTGCTGAGTTTGACCCAGCATAATATGAACCGTATGCAACAGCAGGATTACCTCTATTATCCATTGTGTGTTGATGCCCTGCATCTGAGTGAGTATGTGCAGCTAAAGCACTACCTGTAAAAGTATGTGTATGCGCTACCATTGTAGTGCTGTTTACTATGGGAGAATCAGAACCACCAACCCCATTGCCTGCGCTACTAACAACTCTAAGCATACGATTATTAGCATTATCAGTAATATCTTGCGTCCATCCTGTAGGAGCTGCTGCTTGTGCAAAAGGCATGCGAGTACCAGATGCAAAATAAAAGTTTGTCAATCCATGCAAGGCATTTATTTCTGCCTCTGTTGCTGTGATAGCGGTTGCAAAACCTGATCCAGCAGCACCAGGAAACTGTGCTTTCAATACTGACTTAATTAAACGTAAATGGTCATCACCTTGATTGACTGGATCAGAGCTTGTTGGGTTTGATGTAATAAAACTTGATATGGTTGAGCCTGTTTCTAAACCCATAATAATTACCCTGGGAAAGTAGTTAAAGAAGTACCTGACCAAGTAGACTTGGAATCATTGTTTGTTATTTCACTTAATGCTTGATTAAATCTAGCGTCCCACATATTAGCTGAGTTTGCATCTTTAACAAAACTGTTAATCTCAACTAATAATCCAAAAATATAAGTATCTGGATTAGACTCTGATAACCAATTTGTAGTAACGCTGGAAGATAGTGGTGGCAATGTTTGAAAATAATCAATCTCTAATGAATGAGTATCATCATAAAAAGGTTGTACATGAATATCGCCTGAAATAACTGTATAGCATGGAAATTGTGTTTCACCATTGTTAATAATGTTTGCCATCTGTTCTGGATTGACTTGCAACAAAGTTACTCTACTTTTTGAGTTATTATTATCAATAACCTTAATAGAGCGCATAACAGAATAGTTAATTGGCAATGAATAATATTCAGTTGTACTGTTCATTGGTGTTGTAGCTCTGCATGACATATCAAGCGTCATAAGAAGCCTATTAATACGAGCCTCAGTAACACGCATAAATAGATCAATGCGAGATGTCACCTCTGTATCTTGCCTATCAGCATAACCAAGCGTTAAACTTACAATGTCTGCATAATTCATTTTTTAATTCCAAGTTGCAGTTGGTGGTGTTTGTTTTGTCCATACTGATGAAGTATTATCGTCCTGACAAGTCCATACATCAACAAAATCCTCTCCTATCTCCCAGTTCCCAATAAATATTTTTCTTCTTGATGTAAAGCCTACATAATTATATTCACCATTAATGGCATAGACTTTAAAGGCTTTAAGTAAACTTGCATTATTGCCTGTATAGTTATAAAAACCATTTAATGCTGTAAGTGTTTGGGATAAAACAGAATTCATGCCTGTATAAGCATAAGTTCCATGTAATGCACTTAAACTTCTATTAACCAGTAAATCTGATGTTAATCCTATATAGGTATAAGATTTATTTTGTGTTACTAAATCAAGTCCAGCAAAAGGCAATTCTGAAAAAGCAATCGTCCTATTTACTGCGCTTGATGCTGTTAAGTTTCTATTAACAAGTAAACTGCTTTCCGATCCTGTGTAATTATAAACACCATTTAATGCAGTTATGCTTCTATTATTAAGAATATTAGCGTCTAATCCTGCGTATAAATAATTTCCATACGATGTTGTATCATGCTCAAAATCAGCAAATGAAGATTGTGCAAAAGCGGTTAGCCCAAACATTAGTCTTTAAGCATCATACCAAGACCACCAGCAACGCCACTAGCAAGCAATAATAATTGATCTATAGGCTTACCCATAAAAATAAGAACCGCACCCACAATAGCTGTGCCTACCCAAATAAGTCCACGTTTAGTGGAGGCTTCTGACCAGTCAAATTTCATTCCACAACCTCTTCTTTAGGTAACGCCTCAACTTGAGGTACAGCTTGCGCTTTTATTTTCTCTACAAGTTCTGCAACCTGCACATAAGGTGCTTGACCCAGTGCTTGTAGGATTAAGTTTATTTCTTGTACTGATAATTCTAGGTTAATCATTAGGCTACCAGGGTAATGGTGGAGTGACGATAGTTGGATTTATTTGTGCCTCTATTTGGCTTGCTACGTTAGCTTCGTAAGAAGCTACTTGTTCTGCTCCTAGAGCATCTTTAGTCCAAGCAACTACTTGATCTAAAGTTAAGTCTGCATAAGGTACATAATTAGGTTTATCAGGATCAACTTCAAATGATGCTGTTCCATATACTGAACCAGTGTAAGTTCCGTCCGTGGCTGTTAAAGTCCAGTGTGAGGTCACGACATAATCAAGCATACCGTTGACATCAGGTTTGCAATTTAAAGCTACGATGTTCCAAGTGTTTGTTATTGGCATCAATTCCACCCTATTGCTTTTGCATAATCAACAGCACCATCAATTTCAGCAAAGAACTCATCCTTCTGCTCAATGGCGTAACATTTGCGTTCATAAGTTGATGCAATAATTTCACCGTCCTTTATGACTTGGTTTGTCCATTGCACATTGAATGCTTGAAGATCAGGCAGTGCATTAACTTGTGATAATATTTTTTTTTCTATGATTGCCATTGTTGTTCCTTAAACTGTGTATGTGATACTGAAGAAAATATTTGAAGTTGCTGAAAAGTTAGCAGGTGCTATTCCGACAGGTGTTGTGTTTATGGCGGTATTGCCAAATAGAGTAACATAACTAACAGCAGCAGCAGATAATATTAGTGTTGGATATGTAGTTGTAAAATTATTAGCATATGTAGATGCGCTAAAATAATTTTGTGCTGATGTAAAAGGCAAAGATATCCTTGCTTGACCAGATGCCGTACCTGCCGTAAATGCTGAGAAAACCAATTGTACTCTACAAGTAACAACATTACCTATTTTTGTATAAACACCGCTTGCAGTTGATGCTGTGTATGTCATTGTTCCGTTAGTTGCAAAACTCAACACAGGAGTCCAAGTACCTTCTTCGTAATCATCCAGTGTATTAGCATTTGAACTTGCAGCTTGAGTAGCAGGGAAGGTTATACCTGTTCCAACTGTTGTTGGTTCTGCACCACCTACAGATATATTTTCTTGCAGGGTTACGTTGCCTGAAGAATCAATGCGCATCCTCTCAACGTTACTGCCAGTATAGAAATATATTGGATTGTTAACAGCAGAAATATATGCACCAGAACCAGTACTGCTAGCTATTCCTGTTTTACCAGCATATGCCAGAATTCCCGTATATTCAGTACCAGCTGTTTGAAAATTACCTGTTGCTCCTGCACCAGAAGATAGTAATATACTGAGTGCATTGGTTGTTGCTGTATCTGTATTGGTAAGTTGTATTACATTTCTGGCATTTCCTGAGTAAGAACCGCTTATTTTTAATGCTGGTAAAGAAGTACTTGAATAGGATATATCAAGTTTTGCAGCAGGACTACTCGTACCAATCCCCACGTTGCCTGACGCATCTTTATACAACTGACCTGAGCCTATGTTCAGTATGTCAGTAGAGCCTGTGAGTGTGCCTGTGTAGGCTAGGTTAGTTGCGGTTGTTGTGCCTGTGAATAAAACATTACCTGATGCATCATACCAAACACCTTTCTCAGCAGGGTAAGTTACAAATACATCTTTAACACCAGCGGTAAATACAACTAAAGCACCAGCGTTAGAAGAAGCTAAGACAGTAGTACGAGCAAGAGTATTACCAGAACTTGAATAAGTACCAATGCCAACTTCCCAGTTAGAGCCAAACTGATCTGAAATACAGTAATAAGTAGTATTGCCATTGCCAACAACTGAAAAAGGCTGAAACCCAATGCTAGAGCCTAATAAGGTAGCTGCTCCTGTGCCTACAACAATAG